TTCTTACTTTATTCGTAGTCCCAATAATAGGGAGATTCATTGACATAACCCTCCTTTACAAGGTAACTAACTATAACAACAGATCGCAGAAAAAGACAAAAGTTTTCTTTGAGAAGCTTAGGTATTGTCACACCTGTTAGTAGCGAAAAGACAAACAGAAATATCTTGATTTTTAAGTACCAAAAACATCCTGCTCTTTTAAATGGATCATAGTCAATAAACGCACCGCTTAAAAGTACATCTACGTCGTTTGATTTGATTGCGCTACTATGGAATCCTTTTAGTATTGAAAGTACAAAAGGTTTTTTCGATATTTTAGTTACTAATCGGTTGACGTAGTGTTTGACTTCTCTTGGCAACTCATCATAGCTTGAATCAATTAGTATTTGATAGATTTGAGTGTCCTTTTTTTATTTCATCTGCTTGATCCATCATTATTGATGCAAAAAGGTCAAAAGCATCTTGGTTACTTTGTCTTAATGCCATTAGTCATTAATCTACTCCTTGTCGAATTAAATCCTGTTCTTGTTCAGGGGTGATCCCCGTTGCATTGATAAAGATAGCGTCTTCAATGTCAGCCCCTCTCAGGTTAGCTTTACTCAGGTCAGCCCCTTTTAGGTTAGCCTCAATCAGAATAGCTGCATTCAAGTCAGCCCCACTTAGGATAGCCCAACTCAGATCAGCCCAACTCAAGATAGCATCATTCAGGATAGCATCACTCAGGATAGCCTTAATCAGGTCAGCTTCACTCAAGTCAGCTTCACTCAGGATAGCTTCACTCAGTTTAGCTTCTCTCAGGTCCGCCCCACTCAGATCAGCCTTAATCAGGTCAACCTTAATCAGGTCAGCCCCACTTAAATCAACTTGTTGTAGAGTTGTCTTATCGATTGTTCCTTCTCGAATTGCCTTAATTAATTCAGCTTTTTCAATCTTTTGCATCTGTAGTGAACTCGACTTTAACTTTTGCATCTGTAGTGAACTCTGCTTTTGTGACAACAATTTCAGGTATATCGTCTGGTTTAAGTTCATTGAGAAGGCCCTGCAATTCCCCCGATTGATGTAAATATACTAGGCGCTGGAGCCCATCTTCTGAACCTTCTAAAAATAGCCGAATACTGCTTTTAAGTTGCGGTTTAATGTTCATTGGTTTACTCCTGATTAATTACAAGAACTGATTGCTTATTTCGCACTAACCTAACTCAGACAGCAAGGCTTTAATTGTTTCTAATGCAGTACCTTCTGGTGTATATCTTGCTACAGATGATATGGTTAATAGCTCTTCAAGCATCTGACCAAAAAATTCTAATTGCTCTTCTTTATCAGAAAAAGGAAAAACTAAATTACCGACTGTATCTGTTAACTTATTTGACATCAGTGGAATCTGATGTTCTGTGCGTGCGTGATAGTGAATTTTTTGGCTCATTGATTTTCTCCAATTTATTAGCGTGATTACAAAAAATCGTAAACAAAATAATTGACAACCTTGACCGCTTCTTTGATCTTTGGGATAAAATCAATGTCTAAGCTAATAAAGATAAAAGGGTTTTCTGTTTTCCTTGTATTTTCTAGTTTATGGTAGTATGAAATATCTAACAGCAAAATATCCCCTGCTTTTAATATTAGCCTTTGAGTGTTTTTTCTGCGAACTAACAGATTATCTATTCGCTCATCCATACTCCTAAAAGTGGTGTCGCAATCTGTTTTTAAAAGTTTTTCTATTTTTTTATTATTTACTGATGATGCGTAAAGTTCATAATTGGCACTTTCGACGACTAAAATAATTGAGTATTTTTTATCTTTATAAATGTCGTCGACGTGCCATTCTACTCCCAGAGTAGCCCATAAAGTATAAGAGTAATCGTACTCATTATAGAGAGGGTTTACATAATTATGTTTTGTAGGAAACTTATCAGTAAAACAAGAATCGGTTGCTATTTTGTTTAGCTTCTCTAGATTGTGATATTTACCCAGTTTATGCAAAGGTTTCATTTTTTTGTTTGATTAAGGATTACTAACTGATAACTGGTAATTGATTACCTACCAAATAAGAAAGATGCGGCGCCAAGTAAATACACCCATTCTTCTTCAAGCATTAATTCCGTTTTAGAAGGGTCGGCTATATCAAATAAACAAAAGTCAACTTCATCTATACGGCCACCATCGTAATATAACTCAATATCAGTATTTGGAAATACTGTCATAAAGCTAAATTTAAATGCGGCATTTTGGCGATTCTCACAGGTTAGTGTAGCTGAATGACTTGGATTCTCCCACGGAATCCTATCTTTAGAGTTTTGATAAGTTACTTTTAACTTCCAATCGATAACCGAGGGGAAGTCTTCTTTAAAATGAGTTTCTCTTACCCATTTAGCGATTTCATCTACTATCCATCCCTGATCCTTTTGGATAAAATAATGGATTCCTTCTGAATATCGAAACGGATATAACTTTGTTTCGTACCAGGTTATCTCGAACTCTTGCGATGGAGAATTAATTTTAGGGAATTGTCCTATGTCTATCATTGTCATTGTTTTACTCCTAAGTTATTTTGTTTACTGGTAACTGATAACTGATAAATTAACTGCTCCATTGACGCAATTCAGGTGATAACTCAAGCGTAGTTATAATTGGCTGCAGTTGAATAATGGGATCAAAAACTACATAGTACTGATTTTCCGTATCCAATTGTCGCGAAGGCAATACATCTTCGTAAATATAAGCCACGTACAGTATATATTTTGAGTCGATAATTATACCAACTTTACTGCACCCACAAATACCTTCAATACGAATCTTCATTTTTACTCCTAAATAATGAGTGAACACTGATAACTAATAAATACCTGATTAGTAACTGTCACAAACTACCCGAAAACCGACATCGTCGTAGCGGATGAGGCTGAAGTTGTAGTCGCAAAACTCAGAACGGCAGTAATAAGAACAGCTGTTCCAGGAACCGCCCCGCAGACACTTATCAATACACCATTCCCAGACGTTGCCACTCATGTCATAGAGTCCCCAAGCATTAGGTAATTTTTGCCCTACATGATGGGTTATCAACCAAACATTAGGTGATTTTGCTGCGCCTACAGGATAGGTTGCCAGCCCAGAGTTGTCTTCATACCAGGCGTAATCTCCTAATTGATTAGCATCATCTCCAAAATAATAGTCAGTAGTAGTCCCTGCACGACACGCATACTCCCACTCTGATTTTGTGGGGAGGCGATACTTATGGCCAGTCATTCCATTTAATTTTATGCAAAAAGCTTGGACATCGTTCCAACTTACACTTTCCACTGGATTTTGGAGATTGTTTTTAAACCAAGAGGGATTGGTTCCCATTACTGCTTTATATTGTTCTTGAGTCACTGGATATTTACCAATCGCAAAACTATTGATTTGATCCTGGCTTGCTGGTATTTCTACCATTTCAATTTTAATCATCATTTTTACTCCTAGTTTTGTTTTTGACGGATGATAACTGATAACTGGAAACTGGCATCTAACTAATCTCTATCCCGCTACTGTCAACAAAGTCATAAACATTCATAAAATGCTCTTTCCATTCATCGGGATCAGACATACTTACTTTGTCAATTGTCCACGTCCACTCTCCAGGCTGTAAATATAGCCCTGCTTTCCACTTATTAGGGTATGGAGGTGTTGTGCTTTTCACTGGAGTAAGGATAAATTGAAGAATGTCTTTTTCCCATTTACCTTTTTTGATATTGTAAAAGCAGGATAGCTCATCAACTAAGTCATCGCACTCTTGCTGATAGTCAGCAAAATTCTCTGGTAATTTGAATTTAGGTTGTTTTTTAGTTGTCGGTTTAGGTTCTAGTTTAGTTTCTGGTTGAGGCTCTGGTTTGGTTTCTGCTTGATTGTTCTTCAGTTGTTTATTTTCCTGTTGCAGTAGATAAACCGCGCATTCTAAATCGTGAACTCGTTGTTTTAAGTTGTCAATCCACGTTTGGTTGTATTCTTTGTTCTGTTCTAATTCCCGATTTTTCTCCCATAGAATCTCATTTTTTTGTTCTGGTTCCTCAACTAATTCGTTTAGCGTTGAGACTTCGGTATTTAATTGAAAGGTAGGTGATTGGGGTATCAAACTAATAGTCCAATCATCCAGACTGGAAGATTCAGTTATGAGTACAGGTACAGGTTCACTTAACAACATATCGACAAGTGCAACCTGTCTTTTTTTAGAAAGCGATAACTCATCATCGGTCTTTAACTCGTTGTCAGAGTTTTGATCTTCTGGAAGAGTGTATTTACAGAAATCAAGATAGTCCCAGATATCGTAATAATCCTGGTCATCAAAACCGTCAAGACTAAAATTATTTAAGGCATCAAAGATATTTTGAACGCCAAAATGTCGATTCCCAGTGCGACTACAAACAGTAACATAATCACCGTTATCAGTCACTGATAATATCACGTGGCCTCCCTCAAAATATCTTTGGTTAATTTTATTGAGATTGTTTTCGATACGCTTGATAAGCGCCGTTCTTTCGTAAAAATTAATAGAAGTCATGTCTTGTTACCTCTCGTGTGTTTGTTTACTTGATCCTGTCTTACAATATTCTCCCAGAAATATCAACTATTTGAGAGAATTATTTCTGTTAATCCCTTGCTTTTTGATTATCTCAGGATGCTTATCACAGATTAAAGCTATTCTTGTCAGCGGTACGCCTGATAGAGAGTGATCTTGTAACTTAACAATATTTAAGACAGAAGATTTTAAAACTTCAAAATCTTCTGATCTAAGAAACATAATTAAGATTATAAAGTTGCAAATCACTCTTGAGGTAAATAGAAAAATCCTTTAATTGCTGAAAGACAATTAAAACTAACAGGCAAAAAAACAACTTTTATACCATCGCAATACCAGCCATCATCATGTAAAAAAGTAAATCTTTTATCAAGATTAGCACCTTTGGTATAAATACAATTACTTTTGATGTACTCAAGTACATCTTGCGCTTTTTTTATGCAGTCATCAAAAGCTTTTTCTATTTGATGTGGTTGATATGGTCCGATAATAATTTCTTGACTATCGACCCGGCAACATTCAGCGTAAAACTCCCCTAAGATACCGCTAAGACTAGGTTGCAAGTAGATCGTTTCTTCATTTCTAGTAGCCGTAGCAGGAACGACAGCACTATTATCTTTTAGCCAACAGCAAGAATCAAACTTAATATTATCTGTATCGACAAAACCTTGTTTGTTTAATGCCCATTTTACAGTTTCTTCACAGGGATTACCGTCTTCCCCGATAAACGGAGGTTTTGCGTTCCACATATTAGCCAAAGATACCGTTTTTGCGCCCAATCTTTTGTATATGTTCATAATCTTTGTTAATGCTAGTGTTAACATAAAAAGGGAAATTATTCCCGTTTTGACTTAATTGCTTGTTACCAAATGCTGTAAAAGTGATAGCCACTTTTTATAACCTCTACGCTGAAATGGGCGTTATTGTGGCATCGTATATCTCTTTTGCCGTCGGCAACTCTAGAGACAAATCAACTAAAGCCGTCACGCTGTAGAGTGTGTCGTGGATGCCACGAGATAAACCTCCCGTAGGAACCATAACTAACTGTGAAACATAGATAGTGGTGTAATCTAGAACGTCAGCCATATTATGACTGTGTTTTGTGTGAATAGCCTTTGCTATAAAACTAGCCACGCATAGTTTTAGTTAGTGCGTGCCTGCCTAGTGCCTGCCTAATCCTGTATGTGTAAATTATAATCAACGATGTCTCTCATGAGCCCACCAATTACTCTAGTAATCCCGGATTCGGGTCAGACCAGTTTAATAATAACGGATACGCCCAGCGACCTCATCGCCATAGGTGGAGGTAATCTATCAGAGGCTGCTAGTGCTATTGGTATACGCGACAAGATAGGTAGTCTTCAGGGAGAACAGCGTCTAAGTGCGTTAGTGCTTAAAGATGTTCCTCCTGGATTTCCTGGCCCGCCTGGCCCGCCTCTATTAATTAAAGGTAATCTTAATTCTATAGGCGATCTGCCTACTAACCCCTCTATAGGACATGGTTACCTAATTCAAGGTATTCTTTACACTTGGTCGGGTATAGCGTGGATTAATGGCGGGCAACTACAGGGCCCTATTGGGCTATCCGCTTATCAAGTAGCCTTGGATAATGGCTTTATTGGCACGGAGCAAGAGTGGCTCGATAGCCTAAAACAACAATGGATTATTACAGACTGGTAAAATATGAGTACAACTTTTAAGCCCTCTAAATTAACTGCAGTCCCATCGCTACCCTGCGAGGGTAACGCTGTATTTTTTGTTGCGCCTCAGGGCAAACCGAACTATATTGAAATATATGTAAGCAATACTTCTGGGACTGCTCTAAAGCGACTATTGACAGATGTAGATATTCAGGCATTAATCGATGCTTCAATTTCTGGATTAGCTGGTGAAATGCCGATTGTAGCTAATATAGCAGCTAGAAATGCCCTATCTCCAACTGAGAATACTCAGGTTCTGGTACTAGACGCAACCGGCGATGCCACTGTGGCAAGCGGCGCAGCCACTTATATCTATCGATTTTCTACAACTTCTTGGATTAAAATAAGTGAAGCGGAATCACTCGATCTAATTCTCCAGTGGGCTAATATTCAAGGAAGGCCTATTAGCTCTCCTAGTGCTATTGATACGGCAGTATCTAATAGCCACGTTCACAATGGGAATTTGAGCCAACTTAATAAAATAGGAGAAAATGCTGACGGACTTTTTACCTATAATAATGCCTTGCCTAAGACTGCATGGGAGGGAACGATTGCATGGTAGTTTTTCACCCTCAAAAAGTAACAGGAGGCCTGCCTGCTACTCTCACACCTAATGCCGTTTATTTTGTCAGAGTAGGGAGTGGAATCATGATTTATGTCGCCGATGCTACAGGGAGTGTAGCCTACCCCATAAATCAAACTATCATTACATACGGAACATCGCCCCCTAACAATAATGATGGAAACCCAGAAGGTAGTATTTACATCCAACTAACTTAAAATTATGGAATTATTAGATAAGATCAATCAAGTTGCCAACGATTTAAAAGACCAATTTGGGGGAACTATCGAAAGTGTTCCCGATTGGGCTATTTCTGACAAGCTAAATGAGTCGATTATAACTTTGCAAACAGTCTATAAAAGTGTAAAAACTAGGGATATAAAAACTATATTAATTCTTGCTCAAGAATTATTTAATATAGTTGATTACATTTCTAATGGAGAAAATGAATCGATTAAGAATATTTGTTACAGTGTTAATGCGGTCTTAAGTGAATTGGAAGCCTTAGACCTTAATCAACCAGAATACTTGGCAACTTTTCAGCAAATAGCAGCTAATTTATTTCAAGCCAATTTAATTTCAGCACCAACTAAAACACGGCTAGAAGCTTTAATTGTGCCAGAAACTAAAGAAGTTCTAGCTCAAAGTTGGGCGCAATTAAATAATATTCAAATTGATACAACGATTATTGGATTAGTTAGAGGAGGTATGGTTTAGTGGCAATTGCAACTTGGTCGAGCTTAAGCGCAGATTCTGCTAATTTGGCGACCCCTTTAAATGGAACTGTTGACGGCGTAACAATTTTTATAACTGATATTGTTAATGAAACCTTAAAAAATTTGTATTTAGGAGTTTATTTTCAGTCTGGTAGCATGACACCATCAGCTAGTGGTTCTCTTGTCTTAATTCTGCGAAGAAAAAGGGGAAATGGTTACACTGAAAATAACAGCGAGTTTCAGGTACTACCAGCATTAGGAACAGGAACTCGGCAAGTTTCTTTACAAGGAGCAATCAGAATCCCCAACGCCGGAACGTGGGGATTATATATTACAAATAGGCTTGGAACTTCTATTCCAAATAGTGGTAATACTTTGATTATTAATACTTGGAATGAAGAGGTTAGTTAATTAATGCCTAGAGGAGTAGGATTAAATTGGATATACGATGAAGCCCGATTACAGGGCAGGCTTTGGACACCTGATGCGTTGCGGCCATCGGTCTGGTTCGACGTGGCTGACCTTTCGACCCTAACACTTGTGAGCGGCGACGCTTCTGAGTGGCGCGACAAGAGCGGGAATCAGCGGCACGTCTCTCAAGCGACGGCGGATCGTCGCCCAACATATGCAGAATATGGACTCAATGGCAGGCCCACCCTTGATTGGGGTACGGCAATAAACAACAAGGGCTTTCTAAATACTGCTGTCTCAAATTTCAATCCGACCCGATATTTTATCGTTGCTGATTACGAAGGGCCGAACCCGTTCAATGAGTATGCTGGTTTGGTTTGCCACCAATTCAGCGGAACGACCGACGTTATTCTCACGAATAACACCAGCACTGGATGGTACGCTGGTGGCTCATTTTTTCATAACGGTGCCACCTCGGCGACCAGCGCGGCTTTGCCGACAATCAGCCAGCCTTTCGTTGTAGCGTCAAATTTCGCGCATAGTGCCAACAGACTTAATCTCTTTATCGGCAATGATCGGTTTTTAACGGGGCTTTCGCGCGGCTGGCGCGGCAAAATCAGCGAAGTCTTTGCGATTAATTACGTGCCATCGGTGGCTGAGCGCAACCGTGCGGAAGGCTACCTGGCGTGGAAATGGGGCATAGCGCTTAACGCTTCTCACCCATTCGTCAACCGACCGCCACTCATAGGAGATTAAAATGGGTTTTTTACGTC